TCCCTCTTCTATGTGTAGCATCTGAGTTGGTTTTAAAAACAAACCAAAATGTGTAATTAACTCTGATTTAGTTGACTTAAATGCTATTACATCATAGTTTTGGGCCTCTGTCAATTGAACTTTTTGAGCACAAGTTAAAGCCCATCCATCTACACTTTTAGTAGAAAAATGCTTCATCCACTCTCTTGATTTAGGGTAAGTAGGAAGAGAAAAATTAATGTTTAGTTCATTTTTATAAAATAAGCGGATTAACTCAATACAATCTATTGTACCATAGGTGTGTTGAAGACCTAAATATTGTTGAACCATTCTTTGTACTCAGGAAAGGTGTCAATAAAACTAGTTCTATTGAACTTATCACCATTATTCATGTACTCTTTGAATCTAGGAGCTAAGTGAGAATCATCTTTTGAATTAGTGTGTTTTAATGTATCAACGATATTGAGTACGTTATGTCTATCTAAGAGCTTTAAAAAGTCTTTATCGTTTAGTGCTTCTTTATACTGTTTAGTAATCTGTTTTTTAACTTCAGAGCTTAGGACAGTGGTAGATAAGTAAAAAGGATTTATAAGATTCGTAATAAAGAAGTTTTTATTTTGTGCTTTTATCCATTTTATAAGTTCAATCTGACTCGTAATACTAAATATATTACTAGTAATAGAGAATGTAGTAATATACTCATTAAAACGTTTTGCGTTTTCTTGAAATAACTCCCAGTTTAAACCAGTACGACCATACTCAGCTTTTGCTCCAAATCCTTCAATACTTGGCCATAATTCAACCTTATCAAACTTTTTCCATAAATCTTCAATTTCATATGATAGAAAATTTCCATCATAAGATAAATTAGTATTATATTGTAAATGAATATTTTTTGAGTAACCTCTATCAGCTAAAAATTCTAATAACCGATAATGACCTTTTTGTACAAACGGTTCTCCACCAGCAAAATAAATTACCTTAGTGTGTTTCCCGATAGTTTCCATATCGTCCCACATTTTATTATTGTCGGTCCAGTGATCGATAGAATTAGGAGTATCTATGTTAACATACCCAAACTCTTTAGCTTCTTTAGCCCAAGTCGAAGAAGCTTCAATACCACACATTCTACACTTAAAATTACATAAGTTACCGAAGCGAAAATCTAAGTATACAGGAACAGAAGACAAATGTCCGTCCTCTTTTGTTTTTTCTACAAGTCTAGCATATTGTTCGTATCTGACATTCATTCTGTGACGATGACTATCAATTCCAAACTTCTCATTATCCCAACAAACTTTACATTGACTTGGTTTTTCACCATTCATCATTTGTTTTCGTACAGACTTCATAGTTGGGGAATTAAAAGACTCAAGAGGAGACATGCCTTTATCAAAAGCATTTTTTTCATCTTGATAAATAGAGAAGCAACACACAGAAAAATTACCGTCTGAGTGTGCGTATTGATGCATCCAAGGAAGTACACAGAAAGTTGATTTAGGATTTAGGAACTGTTCTACCTGTGCCAGGAAAGCCTCCAAAATGTTGTTGGTTGTTGCGAAGTTGGCAAGAGAGGATAGATTTACCACAAATATCACCATCAGTAGTTGCTGCTATCTGATTGTTTGCGGCAATAGGATTAGCATTAGCCGAAAGAGTAGTCCCAGGGATAGTTCCCCCGCCAGGTCCTGGATACTGACATTCTGCGCCTTTATAAACCCATTGACAAGTATTTTTATAATACTTGCGTTTAGGAGTAACAATCTTAAAATATTGAAGCCAAGAAATTAATCCAAACTTTGCTACAGAATCATTTAAGCCTTCAAGCTGATCAATTTTAAACTTATCTTCAATGTAAGATTCTGAATCAGCTTCACTATTAACAATGAATACTTTATCTCCGCTGGTAGCATTTGCTCCTATCTCAACATTACAATATAAGAATCTATTCTCTTCAATTGCTTGAATAGAAAAGTGTTGAGTAGTTACATTTGACTTAATTGTGTCTCCCACTCTATAAGGTAAAGCATTATACACTTCAATAACGTTAGATCTTCTTGATTGGACAGTGCTATATTCTGGCCATACGTCTAAGAAATTAGCAAAAGTAGTTTTAATTTCTACTACAGCACCTAGCAAGTCTCTTGAATCAGCTTTTTGTTCTACCCAAGTATCTCCAAAAGTTATTGTTTCACTTCTAGTCCATGAAGCGTTTGCTTTTCCATAAATAGAATCTACGACTGTCTGATCATACTGAGCATGTCCTGTAACAGTACGAGGATCAAGCCCATTAACTAATTCACCGTTTACGTATCCTGTAACAGCATTGGAAGAGTTATTACCGGCTAAGAAAGGATCTTCTACGAGTCTTGTAATTACATTATCAACATTAAATATATCGATAGTAATTTCATCTACTTTTCCATCATTACCTTGAGAAAAAGAAGTAGAGTTAATCGGGAAAGGAATATACGAAGTACCACCATAAGTTACATTATATAAGATATCAGAAGTTAAATCACCTCTAATTTCTGCGAATCTTAGTGGAAACTCATTAGGCCATGCTCTACCATCGCCTTGCTCTGTAGGATTACCAGCAGCATTAGGGGGATACCACTCTCCAGGATAGTATATTGTATATAGTCTTACTACGGGATTTTGCGTAAATGCGTTTTTCTCTGCCTTATAAGGAGAATTAGCAATACCAGAAACAGTAGCAATTGCGGTAGTTACGTTACCGGAAAGAGTATTAGATTGAAAAGGTAAAGAAGAAGTATTAAGAGCACCATTAGCTGTACCGCTTATGGTAGCTACGTTAGAATGAATTACTTCAGAAGAGGAAAACTCTTGAAGAACATTATTAAGTTTTACTTTAATTTGTTCTGTACCACCGCCTGTAGTAACATTAGCGATTATACCAGTAGTTAATGAAGTGTTACCTATAATAACATTTGTCGCCTCAAAAGAAGAGGCGTCATTAACAGTCAGAATTACATCATAAGCGCGGGCACTCATTAGTCATAAACCTCTTTGAGATTGAAATTAATGGTATAGAAATTTTGAGTTAGGTTAGCACCAGAGGAAAGAACTTGATTTACTTGGAGAGGTCCTTCAAATCTTGTAGTAATTGTACCACTTTCATTAATATGTGACAAGTCAAAACTGAAAGATTCAAATTCTCCACTTCGTGCTATGTAGAAGTTCTCAATAGCTTGTTTTTCAATGCCAGTTACATTGGTATAAGTAAGAGTATATGTTCTTTTTGATCTACGAGAACGGAGACGACGCTTTTCATATCCTGCTTGTGACTCAAACTTAATAGTATCAAAAGTTCTAGAAGATTCAATACCTGTGTCAGGTCTACGATCTGCCATTGAGGTAAATCTATCAATTGTTTCTACAGCAGAGTCAAAAATACGCACCGTTAGAGTATCTCCTGAATCTACAGCACCTAAAGGAGCACCAGCTTCTTTAGTAATTACAGCGGTATTCAGTAAAGGTTGATGTCCTGTTCCGCTGTACAATAAGGATTCAGTCATACGAACAAACGAAACATTTCCAGTAAACTTTTCTGCTCCTCCAGCGTTTGCGCCAATACCCACATCGCCTTCTGTAGCAACATTAGACTGCATGAAAGCCGAATTAACCATCACATTATTTACAAACAAACGCAGATTAGTATCTTTTGGCTCATAAGATACTGCAACATGATAGTTAGATCCTCCATTAGCATTTCCACCATAAGCTTCTGATATCACTGAGTCTTTCATTGATACAAAGCCAACATTGGAGTTAGCACCTACTAATCGCAATACATAATAGTTTGAATCATCTTCATATCTAGCAAATAGCGTTTGATTAGATGCCATTGTAGCACCAATTTGAGGACGAACAAACATATCAAGAGTTTTTTGACGATCTTGAAAATGATACGCATTAGAAGAAGGTATTGTTAGGTAATCAGCAGAACCATCAAATACCAAAAACTTGTCATCTCCAAAAGTAGTATAAGCTGCTGAGCCTTGATGTGTAACAGTAGCTGCTGTATCACTCTCATCTGTTAAGTTTGAAGTGAGATTTAAAAGAAGTTTTGTGCGATCAGGCTCAGCAATATCAATTCCTGAATTACCTAATACAGCAGAAGGAAATGTATATGAGTTAGAGTCTTGGAATACGCCAGATAAAAACAACATGATCTCTGACTTAGAGTCAACAGAAGTTCCTGCTGGTAAAGCAAATGATTGTGTATTAGCGTTAATTAAATAGATATTAGACGCCACAGTCTGCGGTGTAGTGTTTGAGTAGGTTACTTCGCTTGAAGTAAAATTTTGTCTAGATACTTTAAACCTTGCTGGAAGCGAAAGTACTTTAAGGGTTAGTGTTGTAGCACTTGGCGCTACTAAAAAAGTTATAGTTGTACCCGAAACTGTATAAGCTGTAGTAGCTTGTAACACTCCGTCTACAAAAGCTGCTACCTCTCCTGGACCAGCAGCAGCCTGTGGAAGTGTAAAAGTAGTTGTAGCTCCTGTATTTGAAAAGGTTGATTCAGCTAAAACGGGAAAAGCTGTTACCGATGCGGTAGCATCATTAGGATAAGTTGCCATTAACCAGTACTCCGTGCTCTAAGTGATTTTCTAATCTGTCCATTATTTTTAAGGTCTCTAGTAATAATGTCAACAACAAAACGCTCACCATCAAATCTTGGGGCAGTTGCTTCAGCAGTTTTTGGAACGCCTTGATTGTTCATATTAATTTGTACATCGCCAGGCTTTACTGCTCCAGAGTTCATAGCTCCAAGCACTTGACCACCAATAGCTTTAGCTACAGGACGACGAACAACAAACTCTCCAGGCTCAAGTAACGCTGGAACACGGTCACGAGCTAGTACGGGACCGCCGGAGGCAAAGCCTACTCCACCAAAACCAAGATCACGAGAAGCGTTGAATGAAGAGCCTCCTAATTGAGCTCCAGAAGACTGTATACCGCCGCCAAAATCAAAGTCGTTACCACGAGGTCCAAGATCAACATCACGGATTGTGCCAGAGAAAGTACCTCCTGGAATGGTATACCCACCGCCCTCATTTTTATAACCGCCATAGGTATTTAACTGGAAAGCTTGGTTTTTAGTAAGAGCTCGTTGTCCTCCAAACGCTTTGAAAGCTTCTGGATTAAATCTAGCGCGAGCACTCAAAGAAGCAGCATTGTACTCTGCTAAAGAGAGTCGAGTACGTCTGAATCTAAAGCCAGGATCACTTTCAGTACCAAAAATGGCATCTCTTACAGCGCCTAGGTTAGTAAAGGAAGCTTGCCCTCTAGAGTCTCTAGCACCGAATAATGCGTTGCCGATATTAGTTTGAGCAGATCCATCACGACCAAACATCCCGCCTGTTACTGGATCGATATCACCTTTTTGAAAACCTCTCATACGAGTAGGGTCTACTCCATAGAGAGCAGCTAGTTCTTTTGATACTTGAGCGGCAGCAAGTGCGTCAGCACCACCCAGAGATGGAGCTGGTTTAGCGCCGATTCTAGGTACATTAACACCTAACATGGCTAATAAACCTGTTCCAGGCAGAGCCATACCACGAGAGCCTAAACCAAATGCTTTGAGTGTGCTAGGAGTGTAACGAGTTTGCTTCCTGGACCTTCTTGTGGTCCAAGTCCTGCACGTTTTGCTTCTTCAGCTCTAAAGGCTTCAGCTTTTTTCTTTTCAGCTATAGTTTGTTGTTTTTGAGAGTCTAAATAGTCTCTAGTAGAAGTTAATTTTGTTCCTGTGGTTGTTGTAAAAGTAGAAAGGTTTTTCTTACCGTCAGCACCTCTCATTAAGGCCATTACTTCTTCTACACCCTGTCCACTACGGGTTATAGTACGTGTTGGAGTTCTAGAATATATGTCTAGTAGCTCTGGAGGACCTTGTATAGCTCCGCCATTAGCTAACTTTCTAGTACCAGTGTTCAGCTCCATTAGTTGAGCTAAACCAATATTCTTAACAGCTTCTTTGCGAACAACGAATTCGCCAGGCTCTAACAGTGCAGGAACTCTATCTCGCTTCATTCCACCGGCCGCTAAGTGATCTACTCTACCACCGTTAACAGCTTGTTCTACATTACCTGTACCACTAAATACAGGTAAAGCACCTGCAATTTTATCAACAACTGGATTAACAATAGTTTTACGGAATACTGCT